TTAACCGCGACAGAGGCGTTCAATTCTACGAAATGGGCCCACATGATGCGCCACTGAATTACAAGTTGGATCAGCTTAATGGTGATGTGACTGCATTGCGGTCTGCTTTTGGCTTAGACCCCGAGGAGATCGAAGAACCGAAGAAAGAGATTGGGCATCAAAGATGAGTCCAGCTGAAAAATTGATATTACATACATTAAAGCTTCAATTCATGGCCGTTGATATTATAAATCAATCATCACCTTACACGGCGTCAGGACAGGGCCTTAATAATATTGCAATAGCAATGGATTTACCGCCCAGAAAAGATTATCAAATCGACTGTGAATCAGATGCAGAATTAAGACAAAGAATCATCGAGGCATTAAAATGAGATTCCAGAAGAAGTATTCCAATCCACGAGAACAGGCTGCATTTGAAACAGGAGTGAAGGCTGGAATCAGTGATGCCAAAATCATGCAGGAAGAATTCCAGAAAGCCTTTCCGCACGAGGATACAAAAAGACTTGAATGGATAACGGATAATCAATCAAATTTTGTACTTGTAAATGAAGGCCAAGGATCATGGAGCTATCGCATGAACGGATCAATTAAAGGATATTTTTCATCATGGAGACTGGCCATTGATGATGCAATGAATGAAACGAAACGCGCCGCACCTTTGAAAACTCTCATACCATGATTATCCTGAACCCAATGGGTTTATACCGCCACGACTCCTCTGATGATCAGAAATCTTGGAAGCTATCTCCACCAACAGCGTGGGAAAAGTTCAAGTCCAATTTCATCGAGATATTATTTTTCACCACAATAGTTGCAATCTGGATCGTCATCATCGCACACTATGTGTAATGGGAAAGCTCAACATCGTACCAAGGAAGCAGTTCCTTCCTGAAAAGTTAAAAACTGGTGGTACTATGGTGCATAGCATGAACGTCGGTGATTCAATTCAAATTGGAGACAACATCGAAATAAACCTCACAGAGTCCCGCGCAAATCGCTCCACGATTCAAATTAAGGCACCCCTTTCAATCCCTATTCGTAGGAAGAACAGAGCACCACAAAGCGTTTAAAAGTAGACGGAGCCAAAAAGAGCCACTACTGTTGAGTTATGTCCAAGCCGCTGACCGCTAAACAAAAACTATTCGTGAAAGAGTATACACTCGATAAGAACGCGACGCAGTCTGCTATTCGTGCAGGATATTCTAAACACACAGCGCAAAAGATCGGTAGTGAGAACCTCTCAAAACCAGTAATTGCTCAAGCCATCGACAAAGAGATGACGAAAGCCATGAAGAAGATCGATGAAGCAATCATTGTGGTACACAAGACGAAGGCTGAATGGCTTGCACGAGTCGAAGACATTGCTTTCTCAGACCTCACGGAGATGTTTGCCAGGGATAAGAACGGCAAGCTCACTATGTCCCTCAGTGACATCAAGGATCGAAAGATCGGTCATCTTATAAAGAAAATCAAAGTTCATCAAAATGGATCAATCGAAGTGGATCTTAAGAATGACCAGCATGCACTCGAATTGATCGCTAAGCATCAGGGATGGATTGCAGACCAAGTGAACATCGGTGTCCCAGGCGCTCCTCAAGACTTAAGCAAGCAAGACTTCAAGAGTATATTCAGTGATCCAAAGGTAACTCAGTTGGCATTGCAGTTGGCTGAGGCAACTTGTAAACCAGCCCCGAAGGGCGAGAAGGAGAAGAAATGAAAACACCACAAAGATCCGTAAGACGCGATTCATTGCAGCAACATGTTCACACGCTACCCGATGGACATGAGACCCAAGGTCAGACGATCAAGCCAAGTACATCGAGTCAGGCTGGCTTCCATGCGCATCTCTATGACCATGAGAACTTCATTTATGAATCCAGCTCTGAGTTCGATATCCCAGGCCACACGCACGATACTCTGATGGGAACTACCTCTGGACCTAAGCCGGTGGGGATGAAGCCGATCGGTTCACCACAAGTCGAAGCTGCTCCATTGGGGGAGAAGGTATGAAGAAGCCGATTTACAAAGGCGACCTCAAGAAGTTCATCAAGGCAACTGAGCGTTATTATATCGAGAATGCTCTGGCATTGCACAATAACAACCGTGCAGCCACAGCCAGAGCTATGAATCTGAACCGCACCACATTGATTGAGAAGATGAAGTCACTCGATATCTTTGACAAGCACCCAACTCCGCACCAAGAGTGCGTATCAAAAAAGTATAGCGATAACGAATAGAGGTTTCTGTGGTCGAAGGACTTGACCCAGAGCTTGCATGGAAACTGTTTCCACATACCCTAGCCGAACGAGCCAGTGGCGGCACGTGGACAGCCCATAGATGGCTCAAGTATCTTTCATTGATCGTCACGAGCGCCATCATCAATGGCAATGGGCGCATATTGCTCAGTGCCCCACCACAGCACGGGAAGTCTGAGTTCCTTTCAAACTGGACGCCAACCTGGTTCCTTCACAACTTCCAAGAGCTCAAAGTCATTCTCGGAACCTACGGCCAAGATTACGGTAACAAATGGGGAACCAAGGTCAGGCATAATCTCGTATCAAACCCAATCGCTGCGGTTCCAATGCAGATGGGATCTCTCTCGAAGAAGAAGTTCATCACCAAGAAGGGTGGCCAGATGATGGTTGCCGGTGTCGAGGGTGGCGGTACCGGAGAGGGAGCCGATCTGTTCCTGGTCGATGACCCATATAAGAACCCGAGCGAAGCAAATAGCCCAGAGCATCGTCAGAAGGTAATGGATTGGTTCCTCGCTGTGGCCAACACACGTCTCCAGGCGAATGGTTCAATCATTGTCATGCACACACGATGGAATGATGATGACCTCATTGGGGCTCTCGCGAAGCTCCCAGGATGGACTTATATCAATCTCGAAGCGATATGCGAACACCCAGAGAAGGATCCACTCGGACGAGTAATGGGTGAGGCTCTATGCCCACAACGATTCAATGAGGCAGACCTCGCTCAGAAGCGTATCGATGTGACCGATCTATTCTGGTTCCCGATGTACCAAGGCAACCCACTCGATGTGAAGGGCGCAATCATCAAGGAAACAAACCTCAGGTATTACGATGAGAACCCAATGGAAATCGCAAAATCCATGGATGAGCTGGGAGTGTTTGCCGATCTAACATTTGAGAAGAAGGAAGAGAATGACTTCTCGGTGTTTGAGCTGTGGGGTCGCCGCGGGGCAAATATCTATTGCCTGTATCAGATCCGAGAGAAGATGGGTATCAACGAACAGCTCACAGCGTTCAAGCAAATCATTTCAGCGAATCCAAAGGCGTATCATAAAGAGATCGAGAAGAAGGCCAATGGTGCAGCCATCATCGATCTGTGTTCGGCTGAGATCCCTGGCATCGTGGCAAACAACCCAATGACGTCAAAAGGTGCTCGTCTTGCTGCGGTGTCTCCACTTTATATCTCTGGTAATGTTTGGTACCCGAACCCACTCCTGCCGGGAAACGAATGGGCTAAGGAAAACGTTTATGAGATAGTGAGGATGACTCTGAGCGGATCGAAGGCCAAGCATGATGATACGGTGGACGTTGCCACCATGGCTGTGAGTCACTTCGGTAGAATGTCCAGTGCTCTGGCCAAAATGAAAGCTATGACAGCGAGGTAATGATGATATTGCTTTGGTTGCTCGTTTACAGATTCCCAGACGGTAAAGAAATGTTTTTTCAGAACTATGGTCATTTCGTTAATCTCACGGACGATCCTTTAGACGCGTCATGTTTTGAAACCAAGAAAGAAGCTGAGGATTACCTCAAAGCCGTTAAGAAGAGCGCACCAAAGATGCTCGAGTGCCAGAAGCTATTCGTCAAGAAGTTCGATTTTGACAAACGCCATTGAAAAGTTAGGATGAAGATACATGAAGAAGATCAAAAAGAATAACGTTGAAGTGATCCGCAAAGCTGGAACTGTTGTAAGACCACCACAACACCGGAACGATGGATGGACCAACTTTGTGACCATGATGGGTACTGCCCGCGATAAGCGCATGCACTCAGAACTGAAATGGGATAACCGACCACCTGAATTTTATGAACAGCTTTATGCCGGTGGGGGGATCTCAGCACGCATCGTGGATCTCATACCGGAGGAAGCTCTCCGAGAATGGGTTGATTGGACTGGCGTTGATGTGAAACGCAAGGAAGAGATCGATCGCTTATGTGAAGCCATGGATTTACGTGGAACGTTCTTGCGTGCATGGACATGGGGCCGGGCATTCGGTGGGGGATTACTTCACATTGTTACTGATACCGAAGATCCAGCGAGTCCATTACAAGAAGGCGAGAAGGTCATTGCATTCAGAGATCTATCACGCTGGGACGTTCGCATTCTCACGACTGATGTTGAGTATGACTTTGGCTCACCTAATTTCGGTCATCCACGCATTTACTATCTCAACGTTCAAATGGGATCACAGTACAAGGGCT